TGCATCATAATCAACGTATTGTTCATATCCAAGTTCCCTGGGGAAGTCCTGAATGAAAGAGAAGACATTCTCTTGAATAGGATTTGGAACTTTCAAGTATAAGAACTTAATCTTCTCTCCGCTTTGAATTGCTGCATACTTCTTATCAAGTCCAACTTTCTTGGTGTAGTGGTTATACAAGATCGCACCACGAACATGAATGGGACAACCTTTGTTGTACATGTCAGTGCGAGACATCCACTTATTGATCTCAGAAACACTGCGGGGAAACGCAATCTCTTCTGGTTTCAGTTTCTTGAATTCCTTACGAGCATTTTCGATGAAGTCAATCACATCATCCTCACCTTTAGTCATGATGATATCCAATGCATCCTTAATATACTTACGACATGGTGCAGGAGTAGAAGTTTTGATCGCTTCAATACCCATCATCTTCAGTTTGGGTTTCTCATATCGGACACCCTCACTATCCCAGACACGGAGAATATAACGTTTCTTACCAGTCCAAATACCACGTTCCGCGATGTTCTCGCGTTTCATGATCATTTTGTTTTCGTAGGCGTTGAGGTAAGTGGCCAATTCTTCGTAAGAACTCTCAATATACTTTTCAAGTTCCATGTGACTGACCTTATCAAGGAAATTAACAATCTCCTCAGTAGACGCCTCTCTACCCTTGAATACTGCGTCAACAAAAGGACCCATATTAAGGTAGATAGAATCGGTATCAATAGCAATAACATAGTCTACTCCATCAGATTTAAGAACATTGTTTAGATATTTGTTCATCTTCTCTTCTATCCATTGGATAGAGACTTGACCAGAGAGTGTAATCGCTTCTGCATTTGCAAGTTTGTAATATCGAAAATACTCATTACCGATGGCACCATAAGCGCTATTAAGAGCGATCTTTTTAGCCATTTGGATGTTATCACATCGAGAAATCTCTTTCTCAAGTTCTTTGGTTGGAGTCTTCTCATAAGCTTTCTTTGCCTCAATCATCTTCTTCTTAAAGATGACACGTTCGTTGTACATTTTTTCCATCAGTTCAGGAAGGAATCCACGCACATCTTTACGGTACATCGCACCGTTGGCACAAACTGCATTGTCTTTATACATCTCAAAAGTCAGTTCTTTATTCAGAATCTTACTGACTGTCACGTTGGGATGACGTTGTTCAATCAGAGTTTCTGGAGAGATGTTGTACTGCATGATCAAGTGGGGATATAGTGAGTTAAGGTCAAAGTTGACAACCCACTCATATGCACCAGGGATAGGTTCTTTTACAAACGCACCCGCATATTTTTCACTCTTACTGTTACGTTCCTTCTGAGGAATTACAATGTTCTTCTTCAAAAGATAGTTATAAATGATTGCGTCCCAGGTTCTCACCTGATATGCGATATCGTTGAAGTTTACCTTAGCGTCAAACGCACGAGTGAAACACAAGTCAATCAGTTTCAGTTTATCCTCAAGACGGTCAACCAACTCCACGTCAACGATGTTGTACTCTACGAACTTCTGCCAGTTGTTAGTATAAAAGTCACGGAAAGTATCAAATTCAGAGTGATCCAACTTGTTCTGACCCAACTCCATGAAGGCGATGTGATCTAGTCGGTAGCTTTCTTGATTCGGAGTCGCAGGAGACTTCTTATAGAGATCGAGGTAGTCCAGAATAGACACACCCGCAATGCGGCAACTAAGTTGTTTACGACCAGAGATTGTAACCTCATCAACACGAACGATGTTCCACGGAGAGAGACGTTTGGCGAACTTCTCACCCATCAGACGGGTCATGCGACCCACTAGGTAGGGCATGTCATACAACTCGTTATTCCACCCTGTAACGACCTCTGGTGGGTTTGCCGTCCACCAGTCCATAAACCTACCGATAAGGTCATACTCGTCCGCACACTGGATGAACCTGACGTTCTTCTGCGTAATGTTTGCAGGACGTGAACCAAAAGTAATAATCTGTTTGGTATTGTAATCCTGAACCGTGATCAAAAGAAGTTCTTCAGCACAGTTGAAGACATCGGGGAATCCACTCTCAGCTGCAACCTCAATGTCAATGGTGATAACCTTGATCTTACTACTATCAAACTTAATCTCTTCTTCTGGATAGTTCTGAGCAATGTACTGATAAACATATCGGTCATTCCCATAAACCCTGAACCCATTCACATCCTGATACTTGTCCAAGAATTCTTTACAGTCTCGGATAGTTCCAGGTTGAATGGGTTCAACATGCTGTCCATCCAAGGTCTTGAACTTACTTTCCTTCTTAGAAGGAACAAAAAACCTTGGATAAAACTCTTCTCTTTTTGTAAAATGTTTGCCGTTTTCGTATCCACGGACGAGGATATCATTACCTAGTTGAAATACACTTGTGTAAAACTTCATTTAGTGAGAGTCAAATAATCATTAAGTAGAGTTTCTTTGGGATCAACCAAAGTCAAAATCTTGTCTGAAGAGATCATAATCGCATCAGTGTTGGCAGTCAACTCACTCAACCAAGAAGTAAGTTTGCCGTCAACAATCTGATAGGGATTGATCAACTTACAATCAGGCTCTCCAAGTTCCGATACCACTGCAGCAATCTTGGAAATAATTGTTTGTCCGTTTACTAGGACAATAACTTGAACATCATCCATTCGACTCCTCCACTAAAATTTGAGAATTAATATTTTGTTCTTCTAGAGAATCATTCATTTTATTTTCATATGATGATTTAATCCATGGGTGTGGATTAACAACAGTAACTACCCAACTTGGATCTACAGCAACTCTTTTATCATGAGATAGAATAATCCATGGACTAAATGCAACTTTATGTTCCACTTCCCCATCTTCATTAAATTGATCAATACTACCTTCAACTAACAATTCAGAAGTCAAAAGACGAGCTATGTATGGATTGGAAAAAACATAAGCTTTGCGATTATTATTTTCATCTACAAGTTCCATGATGTCTGCGATTACTTGTTCTCCAGACTTCAAAAGTGCCAACTGAACAGCCATAATTACTCCTTACCTCCTAATAAGATACCATGAAAAAAGGGAGGTGTCAACTGGATTTTGCCAGTTACCTCCCCGTACAGCGTAGCGCCGACGATATTCAGTTTTATTTATAATCTATACTCAACTGTTTCGCTTTAAAGATAATCTTTACGAGCGTGATGTTCTGGAACTATTTTTCCGAGGACGATTCTGAGGAGTCCGTCTTCGAAGGTAACGTCTCGTACTTCGGTGTCGTCGGATAAAGTCCACGCTCTTTTAAAACTTCTGCTAGCCACGCCCTTGTGGATAAACGTCCTGTCCGATTCTGTATCAGATTTTTGTCCCTCGACAAAAAGTTTTCCATACTCCGTGTACGCATGAACTTCCTCCTTCTTAAATCCTGCTAATGCGATTTCCAGGTGCGATTCTACATTATTTACCTGAACAAGATTATACGGAGGATAGTTTGTTGAAGTTTCGTGAAGATTAAACAGACGATCAAAGTATTCGTCCATACCGATACTGTTCTTAGTGATCCTGTCCATAAGTGTGGACAAATCGGCAGCAGTATACCTCGTGAGGTTAGTCATTATTGTAGCTCCTTTAAAAGCGAGTTTGTGTTTTGTGTACCCTTTCGGCGTACAATACTATTTAACCATAAAACGAAAAAGAGAGGTAGGGTGACAACCGTACCTCTCTTTAGGGTGTTCCGACTTTTGTAGAGACCGCACGAAAGGTCTCAGTACTATTTATTGTGCTTCTGGTTTCTTCTTCTTACCAATGTTATACTTACTCTCAAGAACCCAATCGCCCTTATCCTTATAAGAAAGAACTTTAATTTGATTCAGAGGAGCAACATCAGTAATAGATTCTGGTTTGACTACCGAAACCAAACCCCAATCGGAAATTAGGTTAATAATTCTATTGCGTCTTTGAACATCATTCACTGTAAGATTTGCGTGTTTACCGTCAAGAGCAAACAACTCTTTAAAGTGGACAATGTAATAACGTCCTTGTTTATGAAGAATATGACAAGACTGATATATTTTCTTCTCTTTCCTAGAAGCAACACCAATACGAGTCAAAGTTTCACGAACTTTTAAAAAATCATCGGGTTCATTCAGAACTACTTCAACCATTTGATCTTGTGACCAACTGACTTCAGGTTCAACGAAGGTACTCATCTTTTGCCTCCAACATCAAGTTTCGATTTGATATGATTAATTTGATCTTTAGTTAGAATCTTCATCGCTTGTTGAGCCTTTTCATTACTATAACCATAGTACGATTTTACTGCATCAAGATCTTGAATTTTCTCTTTTTTAAGCCACGGAGAAAATCTTTTCCGTTTCCTGATGGTATTTAGTAAAAAATCATATTGTAGTTTTGATGGCAACTGATGATTGAGGTTCATCTCATTTGCAAACATAATTGTATCAACAAAACCAGAGAGACACTTATTAATAATAAAAGGGGGATATCCCTTCTCAAGTGAATGATCTTCATCAATCAAATTCTTTTTCGTCTGATTGATCGAGTTTAACCAGTCCTTCAATTCCATTGAAATTCTC